GTATGCCGTGGGCACAACCGGCTGGCGGGCGACGTGCGAGTGTGGCGGGGAGGGTTTGCGAAACCGCAAGCGGATACCTGCGATCGTCTTGGATCCGTTCGCGGGGAGCGGAACCGTCGGTGCCGTGGCGACGCGCCTGGGCCGGCGATCCGTCCTGATCGAGCTCAATCCCGAGTACGTGCCCCTGATCGAGCGGCGGATCGCCAAGGTGTCGATGCGGAAGCTCGACGCGCCAGCGGACAAAACGCCGCTCTTCGCGGCAGGGATTGCGAAACCGCAAGCGGAACATATATAAGAGAATCTTATGAAAAAGGCGCGTGCTATTGAGTTTGCTTGTGGTATGATGCTGATGGCCGTCGGGGCCTCGTGGGCCTGGCCGCCCGCCGGGCTGATCGTCCTCGGCCTGCTGATAGTCACCGACGCGCTGCTGGGCGAGCGATGATAGAGGAGCTCAAGGATGAGCTTACTCGCGGGACTGTTCTCGCGGCCGGAGCATCGCAGCACATACGCCAACCCGGCGCAGTGGTTCATCGACTGGGCGACGGGCGGCGGACCCACCGCATCGGGGATCAGCGTCAACGAGGACTCGGCGCTCAAGCTCTCCACCGTCTACGCCTGCACCTACGCCATCGCATCCGACGTCGCCAAGCTGCCGCTGCTCGTCTACCGCCGCCTGGCCACCGGCGGCAAGGAGCGGGCCGAGAGCCACCCCGCCTACTGGCGGCTGCACGTCCAGCCCAACCCGCAGATGACGGCGATCTCCATGCGGTCGGCGATGACGGCGCACATGCTCAACTGGGGCAACGCCTACGCCTGGATCGAGTGGTCGGGATCGGGAAACCTGCTGTACCTCTGGCCGCTCCGCCCCGACCGCGTCAAGCCCTTCAGACGCGAAGGGCGGATATGGTACGAGGTGAAGTACTTTGACGACGTCGAGCACACGCTGGTCTCCACGATCCACGACGCCGAGGACATACTCCACGTCCCCGGCCTCGGCTTCGACGGGCTGACCGGCTACAGCGTCATCCAGTACGCCAAGGAGTCCATCGGCACCGCCAAGGCGGCCGAGCGGTTCGGGGCCCGCTTCTTCGGCAACGGCGCCCGGCCCGGCGGCGTCCTCGAACACCCCGGCGCCCTGAGCGACCAGGCCAGGGCCAACCTGCGGATCTCATGGGACAGGCTCCACCAGGGGCCCGACAACGCGCAGCGGATGGCGATACTCGAGGAGGGGATGAAGTACAACCCGATCAGCGTCAACCCCGACGATGCCCAGTTCATCGAGACCCGCCAGTTCTCCGTCTCCGAGGTCTGCCGCTGGTACAGGATGCCGCCCCGCAAGGTCGGCGACACGACGCGGGCTCAAGGGTGGAGCACGCTCGAGGCCTCGAACACCGAGTACGTCCAGGACACGCTGCTGCCCTGGCTGATCCGGTGGGAGCAGGCGATCAACGTCAGGATCTTCGGCGAGCGGGCACAGGGCCGGATCTTCGCGGAGCACCTCGTCGAGGGACTTCTCCGGGGCGACACGACCAGCCGGGCGAGCTTCTACGCCTCGGGCATAACCAACGGCTGGCTCACCCGAAACGAGGTCCGCGAGCTCGAGAACCGTAACCCGCTTCCCGGACTGGATGAGCCGCTCACGCCCGTCGCCGCCGCGAAGAAGGACGAGGACAAGCCGCCCGACGATGACAAGCCCAAGCCCGGCGACAAACCCTTCCCGCCCGATGATGAGGACGAGGACGACAGGGGCGCCCCGCACGCGCCCGCCGATATGCGGACGGTCGCGGCGGCCTGGCGGCCGGTGTGGGAGGACACGGCGCGGCGGATGATCCGCAAGGAGTGCAACGCGATCAGCCGGGCCTTCAACCGCAACCCGCAGCCGTCGGCCTTCATGGACTGGGCACGCAAGTGGTACGCCGACCACGAGCCGGCCTTCCGCGTGGCCTTCGCCCCGGCGGTCGACGGACTGGGCGAGGCCGTCATGGCGGCCGCCGGCCGCGGCACCGACAGCGTGGAGCTCGCCGAGAGGATGGGCACGTTCACGGCGGACCTCGCCGCCCGTCACTGCGCGTCGGCCGTCCGTGAGATCGCGGGCGAGACGGCGGCGAACATCGCACTCCTGATGGACAACTGGCGAGATGAGGGGCCGCTATACCTTGCGAGCGTCGAGCTCGACGCCGAGCTGGACCTGCTCGGCGAACTGCTGGAGACCGGACACGCCTACGCCAAAGCAGGATGAGACGGACAAATGAGTCACGCTGAGAAATGTCCCGTCTGCGGTGGTAGTGGTCGAGTGCCAATCAGTGAAGCCTATGGCGGCAATACGACTATCCCCCTCACTGATTACTGCCACGGCTGCGACGGCAAGGGTTGGGTGGCGGTAGAGGATCCGGTGAGGCTCGTCCCGGTCTGGCCAGAACCTGAAGGGAAGGACAACCATGCCCACGCCAAAGCAGGATGAGAGCGAGGCCGACTTCGTCGATCGCTGCGTGCCGATCGTCCTGGACGACGGGACCGCCGACGATGAGACGCAGGCCGTCGCCATCTGTCACAGCCTCTGGAAGGACGCCCAGGGCAACGCCGCCGACGCGGCGCCCGAGCGGCGTGTGATGAAGATCACCGAGCTCCGCGTCGCCCGCGGGGCCGACCACCGGCCCCGTATCATCGGCTACGCCGCCCGCTTCAACCGGCCGAGCTGCGACCTAGGCGGCTTCGTCGAGCGGATCGAGTCGGGCGCCTTCGCCAGGACGCTCGCCGACGGCGACGACGTCCGGGCCCTGATCGACCACAACCCGACGCTGGTCCTGGGCCGCACCAAGGCTGGCACCCTCCGCCTCCGCGAGGACGACAACGGACTGATGGCCGAGATCGACCCGCCGGACACGACCGCCGCGCAGGACGTCATGGAGTCCATCCGCCGCCGCGACGTCGACGGCATGTCGTTCGGATTCATGACCCGCCAGGAGTCATGGGACTGCGACGCCGACCCCTGGCAGAGGACGCTCCAGGACGTGCAGCTCTTCGACGTGTCCGTCGTGACCTACCCGGCCTACCCGGATACCTCCGTCGCCGTCCGCAGCCTGAAGGCCGCGCGCGAGGCACTGGCCGGCCGTAAGGCCACAGAGGCCATCAAGCGGCGACTGGCCGGGCAGAGGCGGGCACTCAGAATCTGACTCCATGGTGGCCTCTTCCGAACGTGGTTGGACGATCGTGTTTCTCAAAGGCCAATGGCGTTATGCCGATAATGGAGAGTCTATAAACGGCCGGCGGCGTTGTCGCTTATGTGGCAAGCGGCCTTTGTCGGGCGGCGAAGACGCATGTATGGGAGTTCTACCCGGGGTGAGGAGCGCCTGTTGTGGGCATGGCGTAGAGAGATCGTTTAAAATCTAATGGATTTCCCCTTGACATTAGCTCCGCTTATGGGAGACTGACGGCTTGACAGCACAATAGATCCGGGTATCCGCTTGCCGCCGGGGCCGACGCCGCGGCGGGGCGGCGAGACCCGGGCGATGATCGCCGTTCGAGCCTATGCCGGACGCGGCTCATCCAGACGTGCAGAGTGATCCGCACTAACCACTTTGCGCGGCACGGGTGAACCGCGTCCGTCTTCATGCGCGCTCGGAGCACTCCGGCCGCGCGTGGAGATGACCATGGATCGAACCAAGATCAACGAGCTGCGCAAGGAGGCCGCCGAGAAGCACACCGCGGCACAGGCCCTCGTCGACGCGGCCGAGAAAGCCAAACGCTCACTCACGCCTGAAGAGCAGAGCCAGGTCGACGATCTGGCCGACGCGATCGACGGGCTGATGGGCAAGATCGAGGAGGGCGAGCAGGCCCTCCGCACCCAGCGCCTCAAGGTCCAGGCGGCCGTCCTGGAAAACCGCACCGCCCCCGGGCCCATCGACCACGCCGCCCGGCCGGCCGAGCAGCGGGTAGAGGTAGTCCGCCGCGGCGGACGGTTGCGGGCGTTCAAGGGGCCTAACGCCCACGAGGACGCCTACCGCGCCGGCCGCTGGCTGATGGGGCTGCTCAACCCGGCCGACACGCGATCGCGGCAGTGGGCCGAGGAGCACGGGATGGAGTACCGCGTCGCCGTCGAGGGCGTCAACACGCTCGGCGGCGTCCTGGTCCCGACCGTCCTGGAGAACGTCATCATCGACCTTCGGGAGAGCTACGGCACCGCCCGCCAGTTCTGCCAGGTCGTCCCGATGTCGTCCGACCACTCCGTGATCCCCGTCCGATCAACGGGCCTCACGGCCTACTTCGTCTCCGAGACGGACGCCGCCACGGCCACCAGCAAGGGCTGGACGAACATCAACCTCGTGGCCAAGGAGGTCGCCGTCGAAACCCGCTACTCGGCGTCACTGGCCGAGGACGCGGTGATCTCCATCGCCGACGACCTGGCCCGCGAGGCCGCCTACTGCCTGGCCGCCAAGGAGGACGCCTGCCTCTGGAACGGCGACGGCACCAGCACCTACGGCGGGATGTACGGCGTGGCGACGAAGATCGTCTCCGGCTCGCTGGCCACCTACGCCGGCTCGCTGGCCATCGTCAAGACGGGCACGCACAACCTCTTCAGCGAGATCGACCTCACCGATCTCAACTATATGCTCTCCAAGCTGCCCGCCTATGCCGACGCCACGGCCCGCATTTACTGCTCCCGTGCCTTCTACCACGGCGTGATGACGCGCCTGGCCATGGCCGCCGCGGGGAACACGACCCAAGCCCTCATGGGCAACCTGGAGAAGAACTTCGGCGGCTACTCGGTCGTCCTCGACCAGACGCTCCCGGCCGGGCTGGCCACCGACTACAACGACCTGGCGATGGCCTTCTTCGGCGACCTGTCCAAGGCCGTCGTCCTCGGCGACCGCCGCGGCATCACCATGATGGCCGACCCCTATAGCCTGAGTTCGTACCGCCAGGTGAAGCTCGTCTTCACCGAGCGGTTCGACATCGTCGCCCACAGCCTGGGCACCGCCACCGCGGCCGGCCCGATCATCGCACTGGTCGGCAGCTCGTCCTGATGATGACCTGAAACCACGGAATAAGGATCAAGAGATGAACCCGAGCATGAAACAGGTGGTGCAGGTCCTCCGCACGGCCCTCACCGCCGCGGGCACGGAGCTCGGCTCCGGCGTCACCAACTACATCGACACGCTGGGCTACGACTTCATGTCACTGGACTGCATTTGCCAGACGTACAGCGGCACGATGAGCACGTTCCAGATCATGGAGGCCGACGTCACGACCTCGGCGACGTTCGCGGCGATCGTGGCCCTCACCGGCGGGACCGCCACCTCGACGAGCGCGGGTTTCGTGATCGCCTCCTCGCCGACCGCCGGCCAGTACCTCAGCAAGTTCAATGTCGATCTGCGGGGCCGCAAGCGATACGTGAAGCTGGCCCTGATCCCCGACGTCGCCGTCACCGCGACCGTCGTGGCCAACCTCTTCAAGGGCGAGGACGCCCCGATCACCACCACGCAGGTCGGCGTGACCAACTTCGTCGCGGCCTGAGACTGATCTCCCTTCGCCCCCCGCCGCCCGTATGGGGCGGGGGGTGAAGGATAGACGGGCGAAAGGAGAGAGCGTGGCCGTGCGCCTGGACATCGGCGCGGGCAAGGCCCGCGTCGTGGGATGGATCGCCTGGGATATGCAGGACGGCCACCGGGCCGAGGACCTGAGCGACTGGCCCGACGGCTCGGTGGATGAGATACGTGCCTCGCACGTCCTGGAACACATCCCCCACGTCCAGACCGCGGCCGTGCTGGCCGAGTGGTTCCGGGCGATGAGGCCCGGGGGCACGGTGAAGATCGCCGTGCCGGACCTGGATTATTTGACAAGTCAATACGACGGCGAGATCACGCCGCTGTGGGAGGGCTGGCTGCTCGGCATGAAACCCGAGAGCTTCGATGCCCACCGGGCGGTCTTCAACGACTCCAAGCTGGGGCAGCTCCTCGAGGCGGCCGGCTTCGAGGACGTCCGGGCCTGGCGGTCGGACCGCAACGACTGCACGATCCTGCCCTGCTCCCTCAACATGCAGTGCAGCAAGCCGACCGGCGAGCCCCGCGTCGACCCGGCCCCGCCGGCCACGACGGCCGAGGCACTCCAGGCGGCGGTGGATCGGTTTCCGTACTGGTATCACGCGATTGAGCTGCCATACGGCGTCACGACCCCGGGCATGCTCCCGATCGACGTGGGGCACTACCGCATCCCCGACCGGCTGGACGGGCTGACCGTCCTGGACTGCGGGACGTGGGACGGATTCTGGGCCTTCGAAGCCGTGAAGCGGGGGGCCAAGCGGGTCCTGGCCATCGACAACTGGTCGGACAGCCTGGGCCGCGACAAGCAGCACCCCCGCTTCCGAACGTTTGACTTCGCGCGGCAGGCCCTCGGGATCTCCCCGGCGGTCTGCGACCGGGTTCGGATGGACGTCTACGACGCCGACCAGCTCCCCATGTTCGACATCGTCTTCGCGTTCGGCCTGCTCTACCACATGCGGCACCCGCTGCTGGCGATCGAGCGGCTCCGCACCGTCTGCCGGCAGACGATGTACGTCGAGACCGCCATCCTGGACCACTACTCGCCCTATCGCGGCGGGTTCGGACACGGCTACCCGGGCGGGCAGCACGTCATGGAGTTCTACCACGAGGACCAGTACGGCGGCAACCCGACCAACTGGTGGGTGCCTACCCTGCGGTGCCTCGTGCAGATGCTCGTCGCCGGCGGCTTCGAGGCCGCCAGCGCCTGGCCCCTGACGGAGGATGTGCCCAAGCAGCTCAGCATGTGCCGCGGCTACGCCGCGGCCTACACCTCCACGCCGGACGAGCTGAAGGCGTGGGCCCGCGACCATCAGGAGAGCACCGATGCCCAGGCGTAAACCGACGTCCCCATCCGCACAGGCGGCCCAGCCCGGGGCCGAGGGCCTGGAGTCCAGGCCGACCAAGGACCTGCCGCGGATCCCCAAGCTGCGGGGTAAGCCCAACCAGGTCGTCCAGCCCAAGGGCGGCGTCATGGGCCCGGCCGGCCCCAGCCCCAACCCGGCCAAGCCCCCGCCGATCAAGATCGCGGCCTGCATGTCCGTCCCTCGCCTGGGGTTCATGGACAATTTCTTCACGACCTTCCAGGCACTGCTGCCCCTGGGCATCCCGATCCACAAGGGTACCGGGGCCTTCTGGGGCCAGTGCCTCGAGCGTGTGATGCTGGAGGGGATCAAGAAGAACAACCCCGACGCCATCCTGACTATCGATTATGACACGATCTTCAAGGCCGAGGACGTGGGCCGCCTCGCCTACATGCTCTCGGCTCACCCCGAGATCGACGCGATCGCCGCGGTGCAGTCCCACCGCTACGAGCCCCTGCCCCTGATGACGATCCGGGACAAGGATTATCGGCCGATGAGGGAGGTGCCCTACGACTACTTCTTCACGGACCTGTCGCGCGTCTCGACGGCACACTTCGGGCTGACCCTCATCCGGGTATCCAGCCTCCTGAAGATGCGGCACCCGTGGTTCAAGGCCGAGCCTGCACCCGACGGGTCCTGGTCGGACGGGCGGATCGACGACGACATCTACTTCTGGAACAAGTGGGGCGAGTGCGGGCACGCGGTCTACCTGGCCAACCGCGTCGTGATCGGACACATGGAGCTGATGATCCGCTGGCCGGGGCGGCAGTTCCGCGTGATCTACCAGCACCCCAACGACTACTTCAAGACGGGCCCGCCGATCGAGGCCTGGCAGTAGTCCACGAATAGCACGAATGGCACGAAAGGTCAGAGACATGATGAGGGTCAAGGTCGTCACGAGGTTTCCGGGTCACGAGAAGGGCGACGTGGCCGAGATCGCCGATGAGGTCGCCAACCGCTGGGTCGAGATGGGACTTGCCGTCGTATTGCCGCCATCGCCGGACGAGGGCGACGCGCCCGAGGCGGCGGCACTGGCCGGGCCGCCCGAGACGGCCGTCCGCCCGCCGGCCAGAAAACGATAGTCCACGAATTGCACGAATTGCACGGATGTTGGGACGGAAGGAAACAAGGGTTACAGCATGACGACGATCAAGATCACCAAGGAGTTCGGGACCTACCGCGTCAACGACGTGGTTGAGGTCACGTCCGCCGAGGCCGTCATCCTGATCGACGGCGGACTGGCCGCAGCAGTGACCGACCAGCCCGCCGCCCCCGAGCCCCCGCCCCAGCCGGCCGGCGAGACGCCCGACGAGACGACCACCGAGGCGCCTCGTAGACGCTAGAGGAGCCGCTGATGCCGATCCATCTGGTGACAGCGCCCGCAGCCGAGCCGGTCAGCAGGGCCGACCTGAAGGCCTACCTGCGGATCGACTCGGCCGACGACGACGTGGAGTCCGTCCAGACGCTGGTCCCCGACAACTACGCCGTCACGGCGGACTACGGGATCGAGGGCACGGGCGTCGGGGCCACCGGCTATGAGTGCACCGTCGACCTGGACACCGGCACCGTAGGGACCGGCGGCACGATCGCCGCCAAGGTCCAACACTCCAACGACAACGTCACCTACACCGACGTAACCGGCGGGGCCTTCACGCTCGTCAACGCCGCCAACGACAACGCCGTCCAGGAGTACGCCTACACCGGCGACCAGGCCTACCTCCGCGTCGTGGCCACCGTGGGCACGGCGGCCTGTGACTTCTCGGCATACGTCATCCGCCGCACGCTCACGACCAACGAGGCGAGCCTTCTCGACAGCCTCGAGAAGGCGGCACGCCGGCGGGTCGAGACCGTCTGCCGGCGGGCGCTGATCAACCAGACCTGGCGGCTGAAGCTCGACGCCTTCCCCGCCGCATCGGAGATCCGCCTGCCCTACGCGCCGCTGTCCAGCGTGACCAGCGTCGAGTACGTCGACACGGGCGGCACCACGCAGACGATGAGCACGGACGACTACACGGCCGACACGGAGAGCGAGCCGGGGCGGATCACGCTGGCCTACGCGGCGAGCTGGCCGACCACGAGGGGCATCGAGAACGCCGTCATCATAACCTACGTCGCCGGCTACGGGACGGCGGGCTCCAATGTCCCCGACGGCCTGCTGACGGCGATCAAGATGCTCGCCGCACACTGGTATGAGTTTCGACTCCCGATCGTCACGGGAACCATCGTTGCCAAGGTGCCCCTCGCGGTGGAGAGCCTGCTCTGGCAGTACAAGATGCCCGACATGGAGGGCATCCGATGATTAACCCGGGCCGGCTCCGACATCGCGTGACCCTCCAGTCGCCCTCGCAGGTGAACGACAGCTACGGCCAGCCCATCCCCACCTGGAACACCTACGCGACGGTATGGGCCTCGATCGAACCCTTGAGCGGCCGGGAGATCATCTCGGCGCAGCAGGCCCAGTCCGAGGCCAGCCTGCGGGTCCGGCTGCGGTACATCGAGGGCGTCACGCCCATGCACCGCATCGGCTACGGGGACCGGACGCTGGCGATACTGTCCGTCGTCGACCCCCGCGAGATGCACGCGGAGCTGGAGCTGCTCTGCCAGGAGGCCGGAAACTGATGCCCGTCCTGACCAACAGACACGCGATCATCGGCCCCTCGCCGCAGGAACTGGCGAGGCTGATGATGGAGCTGCCGGCCGACATACAGAAGCGGATCGTCGCCTCCGCCCTCCGCAAGGCCGCCGCGCCGATCGTGGCCAGGGCACAGTGGAACGCCCCGGTCCGCAGCGGCACGCT